CGTGGCTTATACCGGCGTACTTGAAAGCTGGGTGGCTTTCCGTACGTTTCCGACTTGTCGAAGCCCCCCCGCTAAAAGCACCAACGAGTGCGCTCTCAGGGGGGATCTCTCCGATGATGTCGATCACGAACTGACGACACCACTCAACAAAGACGCGAAACGGAACATGAGGAAGTATTTGGTAATCCTCATGCGTTGTTATTATCCGTTCGTTAGTCTCCTCGTTCCGCAATTCCGTAGCTAACCATTTCGCAATGGCGCGCTCGCGGCGTAACGGAGCAGGGTCCGTGTCCTTCGACACGAATTTAGTCAATAACTGCTCTTTAAGGTAATCGGCTTTAGGGCTGCTACCGAGGGAGTTAAGTTTCTCGACTAGTTGAGTTGTTAAGTCTGACGGTAAATCCATTGGGAAGGGCAAGCCCTTCTTAGGATGATGTGCCATGAGCAAGCTCCTGATATGGCGTACGTCGGACGGGATTGTCCTAACGTTTTAGGATAACACGGATAACATCGGGAATATGCGGCGCGAGCGCCGTAACAACACCGATGATTCCGGCTACCCAGGTGGTGGTCTTCTTGCGACGCCGGCGAAGGCGAGTTGCCTTCGCTTCAATCGGCGTCACGTGAAGTACTCGAGGTCCTTGAATGCTGCGACGTTGTTGGCGTGCCCGTTAAGGCTGTTAACCAACTCCAGCAGCTCAAGGCGCTCGGCCGTGGTCGAAGTCGAATCGGCCGACAGCGTACCGTTAAAGTACGCCGTACGAACGATCGTCGGACGAGTCACGCCATTCACCTCCATATCCTGGACGACCGGGATGCTCAGACGCAGGTCAATCTTCACACGACCAGTGGTCGTGCGAGTAACCTTAATCTTTGCGACCTGATCGGCCAGCGGCACACCCGTCGACTTGACGAATGTCGCCTCTCCACCAACGACGTTAACGGGCTTGAAGACCCAATTAACGGCTCCAGGACCCACAAGGGTCATATTGGCCATGTTAGGCATTAGGAATGTTTCCTTAAATGTCTTCAATCAGCGGAATTGCTAGATTGAATGGTTAGGACGTGCTTATTCTACCTATGCACAACCCGCTTTCCTCCACCTTCGGTAAGTTGGTGGAATAGCGCTAATGCATTTAAAGCACGCGTAGTGGAGTAAGGGGTGAGATCGGCATAGAGTTGCGGAGCAGGAAAAGCTGTCAACGCGGTGCGCTGAAAACCAAATCCCTGCTCTTTATACTCACCGATGTCTTCACACACCCTCCATGCTGTTCGACGACCGGGCACGTATGTC